ATGTTCCCCTAGAGATTGCCTTGCAGTACTCGATGGCGATCTCCCTGAAGCGGATTGCCGACATCCTTACCAAACCAGATGGACTCAAAGCCCATTTGGACATTATTGCCAATCACCCGATGAACCATTATGGTGAGTCCTTCTCAGAGGCAATCCAGAACGCCATCGTTCGTGGTAAGAATGGTATAAACTACTAATGGCGAACATTGAGGCGCTACGCCCTTTCCAGGAAGAGGACCTCCCATTCTTTGCCAAGGTTAAAAAGAGCCTTATGCTCTACGAGCCGAGGATGGGTAAGACGGTTGAGACCTGCAAGATCATTGCTGAAGACCCTGAATGTAATGTCATATTGATAGCATGTTCTAAGAATGCACTGTCTACGTGGCTCGATCACCTAGAGACATGGTTCAAGCACATTAACCCTACGTACTCCATTGAGATCCGGTTGGTCCGTGGAAAGAATAGTGCGGCGGCGGCAACGAGAAAAGGGATTTGGAATACTCCGCGGAAGGCCGATGTTACGGTTTATCTTGTTACATACGCAGCCCTGATTAATGATTCCAAGAATGCCAGCATCCCCAAGTGGTTGATCTTCGATACCGTCATCGCTGATGAGTTCCACAGAGCACTGCAGAACCGTAACAATAAGTCCTCTGAGCTCTTCCGACATCTGGTGAGACGGGCTAAACGGTTTCATCCATTGAGCGGTACATCCGTAGGTAAGTTAGGACCTGCAGATCTCTGGTGTGTCCTTAACATGTGTAATCCTGTTGAGTTCTCATCCTACTGGACGTTTGTACAGCGGTATTGCTGGGTTGTAGAGGGTGTCTTCGGTATGGAGATCACTGGGGTTAAAGATCCTGTCAACTGGAAGCTGACTTTGCATAGATATGCTAGGGTGAGAGATAGAGCTACACATGCTCCTCAGATGCCAAAGGTCCAAAGGGATCTACTCTGGGTGTCGATGGATACAGGCCAGAACAAGTTCTATTCCCAGATGGAGAAGGATCAGGTTACGATAACACCAGATGGGAAGCTACACGTAGCAATTAACTCCTTGGAGGAGTTTGTTCGGAAACGTCAGATATTGACATGCCCAGCTATTCTTGACCCTTCCCTCGGAATGGGTGCAGCATTTGAAGACCTCGTCGAGAAGATGGAAGAAGCAAGGGAGGATAAGGATGAAAGTGGGTACCACATCGCGATATTCACGGCCTACAAGAAAGCAATCGAACCGTGGAAACGCTACCTCGAGGAGAAAGGCTTCCCAGTACAACTTCTACATGGAGGCTTGGAACCAGAAGACCTTAATCTGCGCATTGCTACCTTCCGGCAGAATAAGGGTGTCATTATTTGCACTACCAAGTTTGCTCAGGCGTTCTCGCTTACACCGGCTATCCAATGCTTCCACATCGGCTGGGAGTTCAATCCTAACGAGAATAAGCAGGCAGAGGATCGGTTAGTACCACAGCAGGGAGACTTCAACATTAACTCCTGGTACTATGCTTATAACAACACCGAAGATGTCTTCTATGCAGATCGAGTCACTCAGCGGGCAGAGTTCATTCACCGTACTCTAGGTAACACCACCGAACAGGCTGAAGCGATCCTAGAGGACTATCACAACAACAACCAAGATGGGATACCTTACTGATGGCCACACAGAATTATGTCGTCTCGGATAGCGCTCTAGAGTTCTGGTTGAAGGCACTCAACGCTCATACCTTCTACCCCTCCACCTTAACCCATACCGAATACCAAGCAGTCATCGAGGAGCTGATCGCATCTCGTAAGGTACATAGGGCAGCGTTGAGGTTAGCGTCTAAGTGGAGTACCCGTAGCCAACAGGTTGATATTGACGACTTCTATGCCGAGATCAATGCAGTCTGTGAGGCAGTCGATACTGTTCCAAAGTTCCCGATCCTATGAAGATCCCATCCAAACCACCCATCAAGCCCGAAGTACCTACAAAGGTCATCCGCATTACGGATGTGAAGAAGAAACGGCTCGAGAATAAATCGTCCAAAAGTGACCCTAAAGATTCCCCTTGAGCATATATAAAAATTGAGCTATATTTGTATGATTGATTCACATGCCAAATATGGCAGAGGCCACAAATAAATGCACCCAGATGACGATGCAGAATGGGATCCGAATAAGTATGCCTTCGATCCTAGACCTGGCGACGAACCTTCATTCTCCTGGTTTGCAGTAGAGAATACTCCCAAAGAGAAGATAGCCGTCATCCGTACCTCAGACCGTATCACGTTTAGACGGTGCCGTAGGAAGTGGGCTTGGTCTAGTCACCTACGGGGGAATCTCGGAGCGAAGGAAGGACAGAGCCCATTGTGGGTTGGTAGCGGCTTTCACTTCGCATTGGAGGACTTCCATGGTCTTAAACAGTTCGCGACTCCCTCCGACGCTTTTAGAGCTTATGTCGACGCAACCAGACGAAATGCTAAGTCCAAGTTTACCCTCCCAGCAAGTTGGGCAGACGATGCAGAACTCGCATGTGGAATGTTGGACTATTACTCGGAGCAGTGGCTTGCCAACCGAGACCATCTCAAAACATTTGTCTGGAATGGTATCCCACAGGTTGAGGTCAATTTTAGAGTCGACATACCGTTCGATGCTAAGAAATGGGGGTATGACAGAGTCGTATATAGCGGAACCTTGGACAGAGTCGCAATCGACGACAATGGACAGCTCTGGATTGTTGAGTACAAGACTGCCAAGCAGATCCAGACGCTACACCTCTCAAATGACTCCCAGGTCTCTTCCTACTGTTGGGCAGGAAACCTCCTCTATGGACAACCCATCGCTGGAGTCATATATCAACAGCATCGGAAAGACCTACCTAAAGAACCTAAGGTACTTGGGAATGGACGTCTTAGTACGGACAAGAGACAGCTCATTACTCATTCTGCACTCAGATCACAAATCCTGAACATCTATGGCTCGATCGATAAGACCCCACTTGACTATGTGGATCTCCTGAACTATCTGGCCACACAGGAAACTCCCCGTAAGGATAAGTTCATCCAACGGGATTACATTCAGCGCAATGAACACCAAGCGGTTGCCGAGGGTGTCAAGATTATGATGGAGGTGGAAGAGATGTTGAATCCCGATCTTCCGCTGTACCCGAATCCTGACAGAACTTGTGCGTTCATGTGTTCATTCAACGGTTCATGTGTGTCAATGGACGATGGCTCCGATTGGCAGTATGAACTGGATATCATGACACAGCCCAGAGAAGCCGTGTATGATACTTGGCGCGACAAGTTGAATTATCCCAAACCAGTTAAAGCAGAGGTAGAACATGGCTGAGGTAACGGCTTCAATGCCGCCACCCAATGGACAGGCAATTCCAACACCAGCAGCGGCTCCGGGAGATCCTTCCAAGACGCTAGGGAGCATCAAGGTAGTTGGTGCACCATTCCAGATCACCACACACCAAGAACGTGATCGGTGGTTGAAGGCTCTGTTCTATGCTCGTCATGGTATCGGCAAGACGGAACTGGCGGGCTCTTCAGTTGACGTCCCTGAGATGCGGGATGTGCTGTATCTGGACTTGGAACGTGGTGGCGAGACCTTCGATGACAACCCGCGCATCAAGAACGTGGACAAGTTATATCGGGTAGCAGTCAATACGTTCACTGCTGTAGCACACATTCAGGAGTTCCTGAAAGCCTACTGTGCAGCTCGAGACGCTGGTAACGTTGTACAGATGCGAAAGCTGTACGCGCTGGTATCGGGGACGGAAGTGGAGAATCCTCCGCAGTTCAGGACTGTAATTGTTGATTCCCTTTCTGAACTGGATGCGTACTGTACATACCAGGTGTTGAAGATCAACATCGAGGGCAATGAGATCGGCGACGACATCGACACGGCGGGCTGGCCAGAGTTCCGGAAGAACTTTGAGATGATGAAGCTCATGGTTCGGGCATATCGCGATCTGCCGATGAATGTGCTTTTCATTGCTGCCGAGTCGTACACTCAGGACGAGCAAAAGAAGTACCACTATTCTCCTGCCTTAACTGGCAAGCTGAGCACCCAAGTACAGGGCTTCGTCGACATCGTGGGGTATTTGGTGGCTGGACAAGCCTCTGAAGCTGAACCTGAAGCTCCTCGTCGTCTGTACGTACAGCCGATTGCTGGTGGTCCGAAGTTCGATGCCAAGAACCGTAAGAGCGTGTACCGTCAGCCGTTCTTCGACAATCCCAACATGGCATTGATCATGAAGGGTGTTGGCTTGGCTAAGTGAGATTCCCATTAGCGTGGGATAAGGAACGTGAGGCCGGCACGTTAGTACCTCGGCAAGAGTAATGGAAACCAAAAAGGAAATTGTTATGGCCGATTCTGCAAATCCGAATGATCTCTCGGACGAAGACTACAGCTCCGCAGTATTTGAGCAGGGTGGTTCTCTTGTCATCAACCTCTCTGGGGTGCAGGAACTCAAGTTCGAGCTCATCCCGAAGGGTATCTATGACGCGAACATCGACTCGGTCGAGTTCAAGAAGTCCAAGAACTCCGGTGCTTGGATGTACGAGTTCGTTGTCGAGCTCGAGGGTGGTCAGTATGACAAGCGGAAGCTGTTCACCTACGCTTCCTTCAGCCAGAAGGCTCTGCGTGGTACGAAGGCTACCCTGATGCGTATCGATCCCGTCATCTTTGCGGGTGAATTCGATCCGGCGAAACTTGCCTCGGAGGGCACTTTGCTCGGCAAGAAGATCCGTGTCAAGATCGGTCATGACGAGTACAACGGCGAACAGGTTTCCCGTATCTCGCAGATCTTGGCGGCGGCGGGTACTGAGGCAGCGGCAGCGGGTGGGACTTCAGGTGGTGGATTCTTCAGCTCCTAATAACCCGAAACCTCCTCTACCTATCGAGCAGGTTATCAATCGGAAGTTCGTCACACTTAGGCAACTATCTAAGATCCTAGGAGTAACGTACCAAACTGCGCGGAGGTATGTAACGGCTACCGATGGTAAGCCCGCACAACTAAAGGCAGTCTGGGTTGGTGGACAGTGCAGAATCTACGAGGAGGACCTTAGGGTATTCTTGGAGCAGGGAAGCCGTCGCTAACCACATCGAACAGTAGGCGGAGGCTAACAACCTTCGCCTACTCTGTTATTCCACCCCTCATCCGAACATTCATACATAAGGATCCGTAAATGCAGCGCAAAGCTTTTGTCCTCCTATCTGGAGGCCTTGATTCCACAACCTGCCTCTACAAGGCTATCTACGACTACGCCCCTCCCGATCTTCGGGAAGTATGGCAGCCGTCGAGTCCACACTTCATCGGGCCCTTCGAGACTTGGATCAATCTTAGGCCGACTGAAGACTATGAGATTGAATGGGTTGAAGCGGTATCGATCGACTATGGCCAGCGGCACAAGAAGGAGATGGACTATGCCAAGAGGACTTGTGATCGCCTTGGCATTAAGCATACTATTCTGGATGTTGGTAAGCTTCTGGGTGGTGCCTCCGTTATGCTCTCTGCGGATTCGGTGGGATCAGTGGCGGTTCCCGATATTTCATACAATGACATTAAAGGGGTGTCTCCTACCTATGTCCCCTTCCGAAACGGACTGATGTTAAGCGCTTTGACAGCGCACGCTCAGAAGTACGTCAATGAGCAGATTGCGGATCGAGTCGAAGTGGGTTTGCAGGAATCTGACTTCAAGGAGATTGGGGAGGCAAATGAATACTTCACCAACCGAGCGAAAGATCTCTGCGGTATATACTTTGGGGCGCACAGTGAGGATGCACAGAATTGGGCATACCCGGATTGCACCCCCGAATTTATCGGCGCAATGGCGAACGCTATCTATATCGGATCCTATATGTCAATCCGACTACATACGCCTCTTGAATGGCTTACCAAGGGAGAAACCGTTTCCATGGGAACCAAACTTGGTGTACCTTATGGGGATACCTGGTCTTGCTACAAAGGTGAGACTCTGCATTGTGGCGTATGTCCCACCTGTCGTGCGCGTAAGGCGGCGTTCGCGGAAGCTGGTGTAGAAGACCCGACAGAGTATGCATCATGAGGGTCCGTCTCTTAGCTTCATCAGACACACTCTTAGGTGTCCAAGAGACCGTCTTCGATGGCATTATCCCTGACTATCGATTCGCTCCGGACGTCATTACCATTAATGGACAACAGACCTATAAGTTCTCCTACCAGATTCGTGAGGGTGATGAGTTCGTTGGGATCTATCGAGCTGTACCATCGCACAACATTGTTGTAACCGCACCTACTACTTCAGTTCCGCAAGAGGTAAGCAATGAGCACTGACCCGAATTTGAGGTACCAGAGCAGTAAGACCTACACTCATAGTGTAGGCCTATCTTGTGCTTTTCGTCAGTGGCGTGCTCAGTCACACTGTAGGTACATTCATGGCTACGCCTTGAAGGTAGAAGTAGTCTTCGAGGGCGATTTGGACGAGCGTAACTGGGTGATGGACTTCGGCGGTCTCAAGCCGTTGAAGCAGCACCTCGAGTATATGTTCGACCACACCTTAGTAGTCGCTGAGGATGATCCGAACATTATGCAGTTTTCGTACCTTAGTGAGGCGGGACTTGCAGATGTCCGATACTTGCCGGATGTTGGCTGCGAGAAATTTGCCGAGTATATTTTCCACTGGTGCGACAGTAACTACGTACGATCTCCCTCACAGCCCAATTGGCCATTAGTGCAATCGGTTCAAGTGTGGGAACACGAGGGCAACTCTGCAAAGGTAATCCGCAAATGACTGACTCACCCGAGGAAGAAGCTGTACTAGATAAGGAGGCAAAGGACTATGCCGCATACCAAGCACGGATGGAGGCCAAAAAGATCCCGCTCGTGGAGCTATTCGGACCGACAGTACAAGGTGAAGGCAGTGTCATCGGACAGCAGACCTATTTCCTTAGGTTTGGTCTCTGTGACTATCTTTGCACTATGTGTGATAGTCTCCATGCTGTTATACCTGCACAGGTGAAAGCCAATGCAGAATGGTTGACACAGGCTCAGATCTTCGAGAAGGTATCTGCCTTCCATAAGCCCAACTCGACCAACTGGATTACGTACAGTGGCGGCAACCCGTTGGTACATGATCTGTCAGCCCTCACCGAAGGGTTGAAGAACGAAGGCTGGAAGATCAACGTCGAGACCCAAGGTACACGATATCATCCCTGGCTACAGATGATGGACTCGATTACCATCTCACCAAAGGGTCCTGGAATGGGTGAAGTGACTCACCTAGATGTCTTGGATAAGTTCATCTACCAAGTCATGAACGATGGACAAGCCTTTGGTGTACCCAACGCCAGTCTGAAGATCGTTGCCTTCGATCAACGTGACTTAGACTTTGCTGCGGACATCTTCGAGCGGTATCAGAAGTACATCCCATACGACAACTGTTACCTTTCCCTCGGTAACCCGCAACCACCGGATCCAGTTGCAGATCGTGGTAAGACCTTTACCATCGAAGACGTCTGGATGTGGAAGCAGGATCTTCTTGACCAGTACAAGTTGCTGTTCGAGGATATCCAGACGCACCGAATTCTCTCCCAGGTGAAGTTCTTGCCGCAGTGGCATGCCTTCGTATGGGGTAACGGACAGGGGCACTAAATGGCCGACGAAGTTGATACCACGACTGACATAGAGATCAAAGACGACAAGGATCTCGAGAACATCGCTGCAGAGATCGGTGAGGAACTGATGGAAATGGCAGATGCTGCTCAAATGAACGATCTGGACGATGCTCTAGCCGCATATGGCGAAGCAGCCAAGCGGATGGAAGCGATCCGTATATACCTATCAACCAAATAACGGGGACACCAATGCAATTCGCACCTGTTGCGCCAATTCATATCCTTGAAGCATTTGAGACCTACAAACAGCTCGGGGACTACCACCTCTTGTTGGCCCACGATGTGGTAAAGCATCCGGATGAGTATCGTAAGCTCTTCGGTATGCGCACTCGTCAGATGACAGTCATCTTGGACAACTCTGTGGTGGAACTCAAAGAAGCTGTCAGCCTTGATATGGTCTTGGAAGCTGCTGCGATTTGTCAGCCGACAGTCATTGTCTTGCCTGATGTGTACGAGAAGCAGCAGGAGACTATCGAAGCCTGTGACGAAGCTCGTAAGACCTGGAAGTATCCGTTGGATAAGCTCCTGGGTGTTGGGAACTGGACGTTCATGTATGTCCCACAGGGTACGAACTTGCCCAACCTGATCTATTGCGCACAGTTCTTCAGCAGTGATGAGACTATTGGTTGGTGGGGCGTACCACGTAATGCGGCCGACAATATTGGTTCGCGGATACAGGTCAGTCAGTTGATGCATATGCTCAATCCAACTAGGAAAATGCATCTGTTGGGGTTCTCCAACAACATCATGGACGACATGCTTACCGCATCTCAGAACCTGAATGGTATGATACAGGGTATCGACTCTGCAGTACCGATTCGGATCGCATCTCTTGGGCTGCCTGTCCTAATGGTGTATGAACAGGGATTGCCACCTAGAGGTGATTGGTGGGACAATCCCGACACCAAGTATGTCGCTCTGATGAGCGAGAACCTTAAACGGATACGCACCCTCCTCAACCCTTACGTACCCTTCTCGGGTGAATATGGAATAGCTGCCATGAGTATGGAGAAGCAACTTGAGACGCTTCTTCCCAAAGCGGCTCGTGCTGCACGATGAACCAAGTCTCACCAACAGGACAGAGGATGGTCTTTGGGAAAGGTCCTAAGGACTCTCCATTCGTGATTGTGGGGGAAGCCCCTGGTGGTGAAGAAGTCAAAGCCGGAGAGCCCTTTGTTGGGCCCTCTGGTATGGTTTTACAAGCCGCTCTTGACCAGCTACCAAAAGGTTCATATCCCGAACCATACTATACCAATGTCTCAAAGGTGAGGTTGGGGAACAATAAGACTCCAGCCTTCTTGGGTAAGATTGCCCAGGAGAATAGGGAAGCCCTCTTAGCGGAGATAACTGCACATCCACGTAAGATCGTCCTGGCGATGGGTGGTGTTGCGTTAATGTCTCTGTTGGGGCAATACGACCTTAAGATCACCAAGCATAGAGGCCAATTCTATCCTGGTGTGATTGGTGAGACCGGTTTGTTGGCATCGCTACATCCGGCTTACCTCTTGAGAGGTGGTGGGAGCTTTCGCCAGTTCAAGAGCGATGTGGCATATGCGATGCAGATGGCTCAAGGGAAGCCACCACATCCTTACAGTCAACCAACCTACAAAGCAATGGAGAGTCCAGATGACGTTGCGGCGTTCATCGAGAAGGTCAGAGCGTTACCCCCAGGGTCAGTGGTCGCAGGTGACTTGGAAACATCTGGTTTTAGTGCCGTTGGTGATCATATACTGTGCGGTGGTTTTTCTGTTGACGGTAAGCATGTAGATACCTTCTGGCACAAGAAGACTGGTGTTCCGTCTAACTGGGATGTTCTAGAGTGTCTAGCACCATTGTGGGAGATCAAGCACGTTAGGTTTGTTTGGCATAACGGCAAGTTCGACGTCAAGTTCTTCCAAGCCGAAGGTGTCAATCAACCAGCTAGAGTCGACGATGATACCATGCTCATGTCCTACGCTCTGGACGAGACTCGTGGTATCCACGACTTGGAACAAGTATCGGCAGACTGGATTGGTTCCCCAAGCTGGAAGAACATCCTAGACGCACACAAGAAGAAGAAAGCCAGCTACGACGTAATACCTCCGGACATCCTTGAGAAGTATATGGCGTATGACATCGCCAATACTTGGAATCTCGTTCCGGTGATGCGCCCGTTAATAGAAGCGGACAAAGGATCAAAGCGCCTATACAACAAGACACTGATACCTGCTAGTGCGTACCTAGCGGATATTGAAACGCATGGTATGATGATCGACCATGCACGTGTTAAGGAGAATGCTCGGGTCATCGGGACTCAGATGAATGGGCTCGCAGAGCAGATCGTCAAGATCGCCAATGATAGGAGCCCTGGCAGATATACAGCTAAGCTGTGTAACTCACCCAAGCAGTTGTCTGAGCTGCTCTTTGATGACCTGATGATCATCTCCAAGGATCGTGGTACCGGAGACGACATCCTAGACAAGCTACCCCAGTACGACGAGAATAATGAGAAGCATAAGGTCATTATGCTGCTTCGTAAATACCGTAAGGTAATGAAGCTGCATTCGACCTACATACGACCCTTTCTGCCTAAGGATGTGACGAACAAGAAGGCAAAGGAGTCAATGGTACAGAAGGACGGTAGAGTCCACTGTACTTACCTAATCCACGGAACTGCTACGGGTCGTCTCTCCTCCAGAGACCCTAACATGCAGAACATCCCACGAGATCCGATCGTTAAGGGACAATTCGTAGCTCCTCCTGGAAGGATGCTTATCGAAGTCGACCTTAACCAAGCCGAATTGAGGTCGTTGGCGTGTCTCTCAGGTGATCCGGATCTGTGCGAGATTTATCTCAACCCGAAGGGTAAGGGATTGCATGAGGTCGTTAGGGCGGAAATCTTCGGTCATGTGGAAGACTGGGATGCCAAGACACTCCAGAAGTACATGGACAGATGGTATCTGACTGAGGAGACGCGGTTCAACCCCGAGACTGGTGAAGACCGTATTCTCAAAGAGCAGAAGATGCGTGCTAAGAACGTGAACTTCGGTATCATCTACGGCATTACCAAACATGGATTGGCAGAACAAACCGAGGATACTCCGGATGAAGCTCAACGCATGTTGGATGCTTGGGCAAAGAAGTTCCCAGTAGCCTGGAACTTCATCAACCTGTGTCGGAATGCTCCGTTACATGGCATGAACATCGTTACAGCATTCGGACATAAGAAGCGGTTCGGAATTGTTACAGAGGCCACACTCAACAACATCCAGAACGAAGCTGCAAACTTTCCCCACCAGTCAACAGCTGCCCAGATCACACTACACGGCGGAATACGAACATACGAACAGCTTAGGGAGTATGACTCCTACTTTGTCAACACCGTTCATGATAGCAACATCATCGAATGTCCGCTGGATCCTGTCGTTGCCGATAAAGTGTCGATGATCGTAAAGCAGGAGATGGAACAAGTTCCAATCGACTGGGGTATTACGCGGATCCCGTTTATTGCTGAGCGAGAGTTCGGTACTAGATGGGGTTCCCTGACTTCGAAGGAAAAGTTCTGGCAAGCTCAGGGGTGGGCGATGGAGGCATGATCTGGAACAGATAGTCCTTAATTTGGACACTTGCTTTGACCCGCGGAAATATGGGATAATAAGAGATAGGCTGGAGAACACTATGCACACCATTGAACCTACGAGCGGTGACGATGATCCGTCATTGGAACTTAAGACCCAAGTATATTGGAATATGAGCCTATCATTTAATGGGCGCTCACAAATACCCATCACCACG